GCGGTTGGTAAACATTAGAGAACGTCCTCCAGGAACTGCTCGATGATTTCATCGCGGGCGTTGAGTTGATAAACCATGTGTTCGTTCGGCGCGTAGCGGCCGTAGTCGATGACCACGTACCAGGTGCCGTTCTTGTACTTCTCGACGCTGTTGAGTTCCGGGTGCAGATACACGCTGCCGCCAGGAATGGTTTCGTCGGCAACCAGGGTCTGCAGCCAGTCGTTGATGCGCTTGACCTCTTGATCCATGAAGGATTTGGTGAGGTTCTTGGCCATGGCTTTCTGGCCGGCCTTGACCAGCTTGCGGCTGATCGCGTCTTCGAGGCCGACGTAACTGATGAACTTGCCGGTGATCGAGCGGTTGCCCAGCAGCGAGAAGCCGCCAAGCACGGTACGGGCGTAGTAGCTGATGCCGTAACGGTTGAGCAGATCGCCTTCGGTGGAAGTGTCGAGAATGTTGTATTCGACGACGCGCGAGACGTCTTCGGCGTAGGTTACCTGGTTGCCCGGGCTCTCCCATTGCTTGACCTTGGCCAGCGCGGCAATCGCCAGACTGGACGGCGACAGGAAAACGTTTTTCTTCGCTGCTTTCGAATACACGGCGGGCATGTTGTGCACCACCAGGCAACGGTCGAAACCAAGGTCGGCGCCGCCGAGTTCCTGGCTGTACAGCACCTGATCGGCCACCGACACATCCTTGCCGTCCAGCACCACACGGGCCTTGATGCGCTTGCCGAAGGAGGCGAACTCGCTGGCCACCGCTTTGCTTCCGGTGAAGCCTGGCGCACCGATAATGGTCAGGTCTTCCGGAACACTGCCCAGCGCCGCCAGACCGAGCTTGCGACCGGTCGCCGGCTCGACACCGCCGATCACATTGTTGACCGTGTCGGCCGGTGTCGCGCCGGCCTCGACGATGACTACGTACACCGGCACCTTGACCACTTTGAGGATCTGGTAAACCGCGTGATACAGCGTGCCCTCTTCCGACCCGGTCGGATCGAGCAGCGCATGGGTGGTGAAACTGTTGATGCGAAACGGTGCGTTGCGCGGAATCAGCGGATCGGCTTTCGGCGCAGTGCCGACCAGCCCGATGACGTTGTCACCCAGGCCACCCATGGCCTCGGGGGATTCACTGGCATTGACGGTAATGCCGTTGTGCTCGAAGTTCAGAACCTCAGCCATGTTCAGTCAGCCTTCTTGGCAGCGGCCTTTTTGGCCTGGGTGATAGGGGTTTTCGGTTCGAGTCGACCGGCAAAGTGCAAGGCACTGGCCTCGACATCGAGCAGATCGAGTTCTTGACCAACGCTCGACCAGTGCCCACCGCCGGTGGGGAATGGGACGAGCACGGTGTAGGTTTGGCGGGTTGCCATTTTTCGTTTCTCCATAAACGGGAAAGCCCCTCGGAGGGAGGGGCTTTGGCGGGTAAGAAAACGCCCCGACGGTGCGGGGCGTTTTATAGAAGCGTCACAAATCAGCCTCAGTGGATGGCGGTAAACCCGGCCAGCCCTCAGTCAGCATTTCGGGACGATAATTTCCACGGTCGATTGCCTGCAGCAAGTCGTGCTCACGATCAAAACAGGCCTGGACGTGGGTACGTACAGCCTTGGCGATTTCAAGAATTCGGGGCGCATCCAGTTCGACAAAGCCTTTGGCAGTCTTGAAGTTGCATCGGTACAAAGGATCGACAATTGCGGATAAACCCATTCCGGCAATCAGCGTTTGGCTGTCACGTGTGGTCTCGATGGTCAATCCATCAAAACTGACACCAGCGGCCTCCCGCATAAAGCGTTCGGCGGCAACGGCGTCTGCCTGTGCTTCAGGCAGGACAGTCGGCGAAGCTTGCGGCGAGAACAACCACTCACCGTCATGCTCCTTTGCTGTCCAGCCTTGGCGCGGACGTGGATCGAGATGATCGACGCACACCCATACCAGCGTCGGTGGGTACAGTGTCGAGATATCGTCATTGGTTTCGGTCTGTTCGACGACCGTGCCGGCAAAAATACGTACATAGGTGCTCATCAGGTCCACTCCTCGATAATCACGATGCCGTCACCACCATTGCCACCCTTGAGGTTGGTCGGACAGGACGGCTTGGCCAACGCGCCGCCACCACCCGCACCAGCGTTCACGGCTCCCTCGCCGTCCCGGCTGGCGCCGCCCGAAGGGTTGCCGCCCGGACCGAAGTTGCTGAGGCCTCCTTCGCCGGATGTGCAAAAAGACAATGTCGGCCCGGTCACTCCGCCGCCACCTTGGCCGTTGGCATTGATGATGGAGCCGCCTGTTGCGAGCTCGGAGTTTGGGCTTCGGCCAAGCTGTAGAGGCGGCACTGCGTTGGGCGAGAACCCTCCGCCGTGTCCTCCGGGTGCAGCGATTCCGGCAAACGATGTTGTGCCCCCGTTGGAACCGATACTTGCAGTGACGCCCGCTCCTCCCTTACCGAGAGTGATCTGCTGACCGTCGAAACCCTGGGTAAGCCAACCTTCTGCATAGGCGCCGGCAGAACCACCGCAACCGGCAGAAAGCTGAGTGTTGGCTGTCGACACTGCCCCGCCGCCAGCACCACCACCGCCTTGCAGCCTGTATTTGATTTTTTTGGTGCCAGGACCCGATTGATAGATCTCGTTGGCCTTGAAAATCCGCGTCCTTAAATAACGGCCGGATGCATTGCGAACTTCGTCAGCGAGCGCCGCGATATCGATGTTTCCCTGATTGACCGGAGCGTTCCAGGCTTTGATGCACCACATGACGGCGAGGTTGCGGGGGCGGGTTTCCGCTCCACCTGCGTTCACTGTCGTAACAACTGTCACCGTCTGCATGGTAGTTCCGGCATCTACAGCAGAAAGAAATGCACCTGTAGATATTGCTGCTGCAGCACCATTGACCTTCCCACCCTGCCACTCGCCGGCGGGATCCAACGTAGCACCAGTTTCGTCAAAATAACGGTGATTGTGTGATCTGAAGGACTCAGCCTGAGTACTTCCCAAAGCTCGCCCGGCATCCACTCCTCGGCCATGATCCCAACCCCGCAAAAACTCCCCACGCGCTTCCGGCAAGCGGAAGTTCCCAACTCCCTCATCGCCCCTGTTGAACTTGCCACCCAGATAAGCGCTCAAGTCCGGGTAAGTCGCACTGCTTTTGACGCTGTTATCCAGCTCCAGAAAGCCCGGTGGTGGTGCATCAACCGGGAACGCAACAATCGAACCCACCGGCAGCGCCGAAGCCTTGGCGATCAGCGCTTCAACTTCGGCCTTCGTGTACGAATCCTTGATGCCAAAACCGGCCAGCGTTTCAGGGTTGGCCCCAGCCGTAGCGCGGCCATATTCGTCAACGGTCAGACTTTTATAAGTCCCGGCCGCAATCCCGGTGCGCCCTGCGAGCATCTTGAACGTCAGCGCAGTCGTGCCGAGGTTGATCGGCGCGTTGGTGGTCAGGTGCCACAGCGAATCTCCATTCGCTACGCCCTCCTCCACCATTACCGTCAGGCCCGGGGTGACCTTGGCGCTGGTGCTGGCATCGGTCGCCCGTTGCCAGTCGCCATTGGCGACGATCCACAGGCCGTTGTCCTTGGCCAGGGTCTGGCTCGGCAACAGCACGCGATCGCCGGCCACCACGGCAACACCATCGATCTGCTGGGCGCCGTTGAGTACGATATTGCCGGTGGCAGCGACGCGTACCGACTGTTTGCCATCAAGCTTGCCGAGTTCTTCGGCGAGGTAACTCATGACCCAGGCACGCGTGGCCTTGACCACGGTGTCGTCGATCAGCAGCGTCACCAAGGACGCATTGCTGGTCTCGAAAATCGAGCGAATGTAGAACTCTTTGCCCGAGCCCGAGGTGGCGAGCACCGGTTTGAACGACTCCGGATATTTGACGATGGCGTAGAGAATGCCGGTGTCGGTCCACAGCCCGGCTTCACGCACATACCAGCCACCGACATCCGGCGGGATGGTGACTTCGGCGAGCAGCCAGCTCGGATTTTTCTCATCCTGAAACAGCGCATTGAGCGGTCCGCGCCAGACTTCGCGTTTCAGTGCGGTTGCGGTGGCGGCCGGGTTGTAGACCGCGCCGCCGCCGTCGCCGACGGAAATCTGCGTCAGCTTGATCGGCGTACCCGCGGCCTTGCACGCCGTTTCGTAGGCAATCCCTGCGTTGGTGAGCAGGGTGTAATAGTCAGCCATTCAGGCCCCCTGAGGATAAATAGTGGATGTTTCGACGGTGTACAACGCAGCGGCCATGAACGCCTCGCCAGAGGTTTCAAGGCCCTCGATGAACACTGGATAAACCGTGGTCAGTTCGCCGCAAAACGTCGCGGCGCCGATGACGTGATTGCCGAACGCGCTCAAACCCACCGACACCGAGAGAATGTCCCGCTCGCTTTTCGCATCGGCCAGGCGTCGGTCGAGACGGGCGTCGATGGCTTCGCTGTAGGGTTGTTCGCTGAAGGCGCGCACGGAAAAGCTGTAGGGCACGCCGGGCGGTGTCTGTTCGTACCAGGCGCGGATTTCCGGGCGCAGTTGCAGACCTTTCGCGGCGTTTTCCAGCGCTTTGCGAGTGCCGGCCTGACGCGCGGTGGGCCAGGCCAGTTCGACGGTCAGGCGCTTCTCCGCTTCCGGCGCATCGGTACTCCATTCGGCGACGCCACGATCGGCAGCCAGATAAGGCAGGAAGGCCACCGGCGTTTCGCTGGGGTTCATCAGTTCGGGAAACGGCGGTGCGATGCGATCGAGCAAGGCACCGAAGCCCAGATCCAGTCCGCGTTCCAGTGCCGAGCTGTTGGCGGGCAGCAAGGACGGGCGCTGAGTTTTTTCACTCATAGCGTCAGCACCTCGACTTCGACCGCGGTGCAATACGGCGCCTGAAACGCGGTCGTCACGATCGGTGCCAGCGGTTCGAGAATCTGCAGTTGCACGGCGCCGGCGCTGTGCAGCGTGTAGTCGATCCAGCTCGGATCGACCCGACCTTCCAGGCGATGACAGCTATCGGCATACGCCTGCAATTGTGCTTGCGCCGCGACCTTGGTCAAGCCCGAATCGGGGCCGGAATTGATCCTGGCAATGACGCGGATTTTGTAGCGCTGGATCTCGGCAGCCTTGACGGTGACGAGGTCGGTTTCCGGGCGCACGTCGGGACGAGCGAAGTGCTGACGGACGCCCTCGAGCAATGCATCGGTAGGCGTGCCATCGCCTTCTCGCGAAAGCACGGTGACCTGCACTTCCCCCGGTGCGGTGCGCCGTCCGTTGCCATCCTTGACCTGCGCGGCGAGGCCGTCCGGGTTGAAGGTGTAGGTGACGTTTACCACGCCGGAATCAGCAGATTCGACCTGCACCGTTGGCCGCTCGCCAAGCGTGAACACCTCGCGGCGATACTGCATCCGCGAGCCGGCTGCCGGTGCATGGGGGGCGAGGTAGTAGCGCAGGCGCGCATCGTCATCGCTCTCGTAAATTGCCGGCACCGGCGGAAATGCCGCCGGGTCACCGGGGTCGAGCAATTGCCGCTCCAGCCCCATGTCCGCCAGCCGCGCATCCAGATTGCTGCCGGTCGCCCACCACGCCAGCATCTGCTTGATGCGTGCGTTGTATTTGCGCTCATGGGTTTGCAGACGCACGCAGAACGCTTCCAGCGCGAGGGTCAGCAATTCGCTCTGGTTTTCCAGGCTGGTCTTGAGTTTCTCGGCGCTGGTCGGCGAACGTGCACCGACATACTCGACGACGAAAGCCTTGAACTCTGCGAGCAGGTCTTCGAAGGCCTCAACAGTGATCAGTGAAGGTTCGGCCAACTGATTCTGGCCAGGGATCAGCATGCTCATGTCACCACCTCAAAAGTCTGTTGCCGGTTTTTCCAGGTGCCGGCAAACCGCAGCAGCAGACCGTCGCCATGACGACTGGCGACAATTACTTGCGGCAGAAAATCGTTGATGCCGTTTTGCGGGTTGTAGAACGCCTGCGCGGCGTGGCTCTGCGCCAGAAGCAGAACGTCGTCACCGAGGTTCTGCCCAAGCAATGTAGGGATCAGCGATCCATACAAAGGGCGTTTTTGCCGGGTGCCCAGCGGCGTGGTCAGGGCCCGGGTCGCGCGCTGCACAAACTGCAGCCAGTCGTCGACCGTGGCCCCGCTGTCTCTATCGATTCCAATCATGGCAAGCTCTTGAATCAGGGGCTGATGATGCGGCCCTGGTGGTCGACCAAGGGGCCGCTGAAGTGCACGCCCGAGGCGTCGATGCTCAGGCCGACCGCGCCCAGTTGCAGAGTGATCAGTTGTGGCGTCATGGCCAGACGTGCCGGGCCGATGCTCAGTTCGAGCGACTCGCGAGACCCGATGAATTGCGTGGGTCCGTTCAGCCAGTGCAAGGCGTGGCTGGCGTCGTCGTAACCGCTTTCACTGCCGTCCTGATGCACCCGACGGGTCAGCGTCGGCACAGTCGAGGCCGGGGGGAAACGGTCACTGTTCAAGCCGAATAACGCGACACTCTGCGCACCGCTTTCACCGCTGCCATAGTTGAACAGCAGGCACTGCTCGCCCACGGTCGGGATGCGCGATTCGCTTTGCGTACCGGCACTGGGGTTGAAGAACTTGATCGCCGGCGTGAGCAATCCGCCATGGCTGACCTGGCAAGTGTTGCTCGCCGCATCGACCGACTGACAGATACCAATACGGCAGAAACTCTCGGCGCGGCGATGCAGGTCTTCGATTTCCGCTTCCATTTCCGCCAGACGCTCAATGATCGGGCCGAGTTGCATGCGCAGTAATGCGTCGAACATCGTTCAGCCCTCCAGCGCGGTGTATTGCTCGGGATCGTCGATATTGCTGACTTCCCAGGTGCGGGCAAATTTGGGTACGCCCAGCGGATCGTCGAGCAGGGTCGGACCGAGGTAGAGGGTCTGCTCGAAGGTCAGGGTCCAGGCCTTGTATTGTTGATCGGCACGGATAAGCAACGAGGGCAAACCATCGAGGTTGATCGGCAGATCACATTGATCGCCGGGCAGTCCCCAGCGGTTGTCGGTGATCAGGTTTTTCAGCACAGCGATCAGGTCGCACGCGGCAAAAGCGGTCGCAGAAAGCGCCGGGACGATTTGCAGTGACAACGTCATTACATGAGCGATACGCCCATCAGCGGCGCGCACGCCGGATGCATTCCGGTCAAAGTCGATCAGTACCCAGGCCTGATCGCCCGCCGCTGTGAAGTCATCGTGACTGCCGACATTGACGTTCAAACCGGTGGTGTTACGCAGGGTCGTCGCGATGGCTGTAAACAGTTGCGACGGCTGTTGGATCGGTGTGGGCATAGATGACCTCCTTTTCAATCGTCCACGCGCAGCCCTGCCGCCAAAATGGCGGCACGGAGAAATATTCAGGGTTAAGGGTGGTCGCGCGGCGGGACTTCGCAGACGCCGATGCGCTTGGCCGCCCAGCGTTCGTAAAGACCGATGGCGACGTCGGCGCCGGCCATGGCCGTCAGGCAGCCAAACGCGCCAGCGGCCCAGATCGACAAGCCTGCGGCATACAGCAGCATGATCGCCGAGACGCCGCAGATCATGCAGGCGCCGGAGCGCAGGGCCAGACGCCGCACCAGCGACCAGCCGCGTGCGCCCTCCTTGTCGGCGCGCCACATTTCGCCGGACACCCCACCGATCACGGCGAGCAGGATGACCAGCCAGATCGGCATGTCCGCCAACGCTTGTTGCTCGTTTGTCATGTCACGCCTCCGTGGGCAGTGGGTGATAGATGGGAATTGAGTTCAAATAATGTCTCTTCAGGCAGGCATTCCAAAAAGCCCGGCCTTGCGCCAGGCTTTTCAGTAATGCGGTCCCGCCGATCGATTACTCGGGCTGGAATCAGTAAGGTGCGACTGGCCACGTGATGTTCGCCGGATAACCCGACTGCTGATCGATGTCGCTGAGGGCGATGCAGTATTGCTTGTGGGCCAACAGCCGAGCCCTGTCGCTTATGGCACTTCAGGCCAAATGACGCTCAGTGGATAGCCCGGCTGTTTGTTGACTTGGCTCATCTCGATGAAGAACTGCTTGTAGGCGAGCAGTGCGGCCTCTTCAGCAGGTGTTGCCAGCCCCAGTTCGACTTTTTGTACCAGCGCTGACGATGCCAGGGTGAAGTTGACTTTATCGAAGCGAGTCACTCGTTCGTTACGCATGCGAATAGCCAACAGGGTCGGTTGCCCCCACATGTCGCTATCGGTAAATGTCCAGACGCCGTCGGTGTTCACCGCGTTCCAGGAATAATCGATCTTGGGCAATGCGCTGACATCCACCCAGACCTGGTCCGCCGGAAACTCATCGGTGATCGGGTTAGCGGTTTCATAAATGTTATCGACTTGGCCAGCAACGACACGTGCGTACTTCTTCATGCTCATTATCCTTATTGAGTGCCGGCATTCCGGCGTTGCAGTGCTGCCTTGGTAGGCATTCCAAAAGCCCGGTAATTTCCAGACTTTCCGGTGTGCGTTGGTTTTGATTGTTTTGGTCAGGATGACGAATCAGAAGGGAGCGATCGGCCAGCTGATCTCAGTCGGATAACCCGCCTGGTTTTTTACTTCATCGAGGGCAATAACGTATTGCTTGAAAGTCAACAACAGGACCTGTTCGGCGGGGCTGGCCACACCGAGCTCAACTTTGTATTGCAGGGTGTGGTGTGGCAGCCAGTCGAGAGCGGCAAGCAGCAGCATTCTCACGCGGCCAGCGGCAATGGCGATTTGATCGTCATGAGTGGGTGCATTGAATGTCGGTCCGGAAGCGCTGTTGCGGGAAATCCATCCCACCTGCACGACTGTATTTTCTGCTACCCGCAACCAGAAACCAATGGACCCGTCCGGCACTGGGGGGGAGGTGTAGCTATCAGTATCAACGACCTGTACGACAACAGAGAAGCTGGTACCGGCGGATTCAAGAAGCACGTATCGGTTCATATATGTTTTCCTTTGATTGACTGGCAAATACCGTTCTGCGCATCTGCGCACCTTTCATCGAAGCTGATGAGCAAGGCAGGCATTCCAAAAAGCCCGGCGCTTGCACACCAGGCTTTTCAGTAATGCGCTCCTTCGCCTTCCTTCAAAATCCTGTGTCCTGGAAGGAAGTTGACTTTTCGGCGCTACTGGCGCGGTACGAGTCCGTTCAAGTTGTTTTTCCGACCGCGGTCCCTGCCCGCCGGATAACTGCTTCTGGTGCTTTACGCTGCACACCCGGGTCAGTTGCCAACCCTCTGAACCGTTGAGGCCGG